GGTTGATTCCGCAAATAAATGGAAATACGACCCTAAAGCGTTAGAAAAAATACCAGGGATAAATTTTAATAATAAACGTGTACAAATAATTGCTTCTTTTGAGGAATCAATGAGACACGATTTTAAAATCTACAGTTCTCGTTTATTTAATGAGATGAATACCTTTGTCTATATTAATGGAAGACCTGACCACCAAAAAGGACATCATGATGACCTTATTATGGGTATCGCAATGGCAACATATGTTGCGGAAGCTTCGTTTAGTAATCTTACAAAAGTCACAGAACATACGAAGGCAATGATTGATTCATGGTCAGTTAGTAATAATGAAAACGCTTCACAACAAATTGCGTTTAACCCCGTGATACCCCATTACACTGAAAGAATCTCACAATTTAATGGGGGACATATCCCAAGGGAAGAATATATGAAACATGCTTGGTTATTTGGTGGTAGATAATATTTATAATAAAAAAGGAATATGGGACTAATAGGTAGAAAAAGGTCGGGTAAAAAATTTAACGGAAGTAAATTAAATGTCCCAGGTCAGGGGATTAGTTCTGTTAAACCTGGTGGTGATAATAAGATAAACCAACAAAAAAGTAGTGATAGCAAAGGGAATAATCAATAACTATTTATATTATTCTTATTTGTGATTAAATTAAATATATGGAAAATAATAATAACAATAATCTCACAGTTTGGCAAAGACTTTCCCATGCCTTTGGTCCAAATGCACTGTTAAATCAAGATTATCCAACATATAAGTTCGATAAGAGGGACCTTTTAAAAACGACCTCAAAACCTGAATACGAAAAAGAATTATTACAAGCACAACAAACTATGTACTTGTCCAATCAGTGGACCAAGATAGAAAGTAACTTGTATACCCAAGCGGTTTATTATGAACCGACTCGTTTAGCTTCTTTCTATGACTACGAGTCAATGGAATATACCCCTGAAATTTCAGCGGCGTTAGATATCTACGGTGAAGAGTCAACAACTGTTGACCAAAATGGTTATATGTTACAAATATATTCAGAATCTAAACGTATAAAAGGTATCTTAACTGATTTATTTAATAATGTTTTAGACCTTAACACTAACTTACCTATGTGGACAAGAAACACATGTAAGTATGGTGACAACTTTGTTTATTTAAAATTAGACTCACAAAAAGGTGTTGTTGGGTGTATGCAATTACCTAATATTGAAATTGAGAGATTAGAGAGAGGTATGCCAGCACAAGCTACAAGACAAAATGTAGATGAACCCGCGGAAAACAAAGGTTTGAGATTCAAATGGAAAGTGAAAGACATGGAGTTTAACTCTTGGGAGATTGCTCACTTTAGATTATTAGGAGACGATAGAAAACTTCCGTATGGTACCTCTATGTTAGAAAAAGCGAGACGTATATGGAAACAGTTATTATTATCTGAAGATGCCATGTTAATATATCGTACATCAAGAGCACCTGAAAGAAGGATGTTTAAAGTGTTCGTGGGTAATATGGACGATAAAGATGTTGAAGCATATGTACAAAGGGTTGCAAACAAATTTAAAAGAAATCAAATTGTTGATGATAAATCAGGAAATGTTGACTTAAGGTTTAATCAAATGGCGGTTGACCAAGATTATTTCATTCCTGTTCGTGACGCGGCAGCACCTGACCCGATTACGACATTACCTGGAGCTCAAAATTTGGCGGAAATTGCGGATATCGAATATATCCAAAAGAAGTTATTAACCGCATTAAGAGTACCAAAGGCGTTTTTAGGTTTCGAAGAAGTTGTAGGTGAAGGTAAAAACTTATCGTTACAAGATATACGTTTTGCAAGAACTATTAATAGAATACAAAAATGTATGGTTGCTGAATTAAATAAGATTGCAATAATACATTTATTTTTATTAGGGTTTGAAGACGAATTAGGTAATTTTACATTAGGTTTAACCAATCCATCCACTCAAGCCGATTTACTTAAGATTGATGTATGGAAAGAAAAAATATTACTATACAAAGATGCGGTTGCTGCTATTGAGGGTATTGCTCCTGTGTCAGTTTCTTGGGCTAAGAAACATATATTAGGTCTTTCTGATGAAGAAATTAAACTTGATTTACAACAACAAAGAATTGAGAAGGCCGTTGGTGCTGAATTAACTAACACCGCAACAATCATTAGTCACACAGGTTTATTTGATAATGTTGACAAACTTTATGGTGGAAGTAAATCAGGAGATACTGCGGGCGGTGCACCACCACCACCTCCAGGAGGAGAATCTTCACCACCACCTCCACCACCTGCAGGTGGGGATGCGGGGATGACACCTGAGTCGTTTAACAGAGATAACTTAAAAATATTGTTAGAATCTGATTCTTTAACTGATGAGGATTCCTACATAGATTTGTCTAAGGGAAAAAATTCTTTAGGTGAAATGGAAGAAAAGTTGAACAAACTTTTAGGTGATTGATATTTATAATAAAAATATAAAATGATAAAGTTCGGAGTATTAAAATCAAAAATAGAAAAAGTGTTGGTAGAATCATATTCTAATAACACTTTCAGAGATGAATTAAAAAGATTTAAAATTAATGTTTTAGAAAATAAAAACATTAGTAAATTATTTTATCTTTATGATGAATTAAACTCTAAACGAGGTTTAAACGAATTTATTGCGAATGACTATATTAATGAATGTATCACACTTTATGAAAACACAATTAATAAAGTTAAAGAAAAAGATTTAATAAAAATTAAAAATTGGGTTGGTAAAGTAAAATCTGAAAACGAGTATACAAATATAGATAATTTATTCTCCACCGATGTTTTAGCAATAGAATCTAAACTTAAAAGTAAAAAGGTAATTAAGGAATCTTTAATAAAACCAAGACCTATTGATAAAGAATATGTTTCATTACCACTAAGTACCATGGTTGGTATTGCTAATAAAACAATAATGAACTATGTTGAAAATCTTAACGAGTCTGAGAAAAAAGAATTATTTGATTTCCTTTCAACGGACGACTCATCATTAGAAAATGATTTTAAAGAGGTTAAGATTAATGTTATTAATAAATTAAACACATTAAAAGAAGGGTCTGATTCTCAAACATTGTCAAGAATAACAGAAACGATTGAAAAAGTCTCTTTAGAGAAATGTGATAAATTCTCATTGTTTAAACTAAAAAAACTTAAAGAAACTCTTTAATCTAAATTAGATTTAAATTTTTTCTGTACGTATTTTGCTTTTTGTAACTCTTTTCTTTTTTTAACTGAGTCTTTCACAAAAGTTTTCCTATCATTTAATTCTGACATTTGTCTTGTCTTAATGACCTTACTTTTGTATTGTTTTAAAGCTTTCTCAATCGAGTTTTTATTATCTACTTTAACTATTATCATATACTACATATATCTCGAGTTTTTCCTTTTTTTGACTATTGGTACAAATATACCTATTTTTTTAAAAAATAAACTTAAAAAATATGGAAGTTAATGAAAAAGGGGAAAACCTCGAAAATTGCAGGATTCAAAACCGCAAAAGTAGTTTACGGCACTGTAGATTCATTTAATCTTAGGTCGTTGTATCTAAACATTCAAACATGGGTAGAACCAATTAAAGATTCTGAAAATTGGAACAGGGTAGTTCAAAATTTGAGTAGAGCAATAAAACACGTTGTATTAGACTCATTAGACAAAACAATTTTCGATGATAAATTTATAGTGGATTTAGATTTAAGGTCGAGTGGTTTAACATTAGGAAAAAAATCATTTCTAAATCTCGAAATAAACCTTTATTTAAAAGAAGAAGGTATCGACTTTAAATCATCTAATTTAAGAGATATGTTAAAAACATTGACAAAGGATGTTTTCCAAAATGGTTTTTTAGAAAGTAAGTATTTTACTTTTTATTTAAGTAAAAGGGAGAAAGTAAATGTATAAACCTAATTACTTTAATATTTATTATTAAAAATTGACAATGAATTTACAAATAATACAACCAGGCCAAGTTGGTAAAGGAATACTTATTGAATACGACGCAGGATTCATTAATCCAAAAGACAAGTATAATTCTGATATTATCAAAGAGTCCAAAAATTTTATGGACCATACTAAACCTTTTGAGTTTTATGCGGTTTTACAAAAGTATAACACCCCAAATAGAAACGGTAGAATCTATCCTGAAAGGATTTTAAAAAGAGAAGCCGATAACTACAAGAAGATGATTGAGAAGGGAACTTCTTTATCAGAATTAAATCACCCCGAATCTTCATTAATTGACTTAGACAGAGTATCTCACATTATAACTGAAGTGTGGTGGGACGGTCCTATCTTAATGGGTAAATTAAAATTACTTACAAGTCCAGGATTTCATGAGAGAGGTGTGTGTTCGACAAAAGGAGATTTAGCCGCGAACTATTTAAGACAAGGCGTTACACTTGGTATTTCTTCTCGTGGGGTTGGTTCGTTAAAAAAAGTAGGTGAACAAAATGAAGTACAGGACGATTTTGAATTAATTTGTTTTGACCTTGTATCTTCTCCGTCAACACCTGGAGCTTATTTATTTTTAAATCCTGAAGATAGAAACAATTTTGAAGAAAATCTTGATGAGGAGAAAAAAATGTCAGTTGAAAGAAATATTGGTCAATCAGGAAACAAGTCACTTGACTTAATGAGAAAACTATCCGATTATTTAGGATATTAAAAAAAAAATTATTATGGACGAAAAGTATTTTATTGCAAGAGTTACAATTGATTTAGTAGATTCTGAATCAGGTAAATTAAAAAAACAAAAAGAAGAAAAGTTAGTTAAAGGTTATAACCCTACTGATGTTGAAGCTAAAGTTACGAAAGTATTTGAGCACTATACTCAAGATTGGAGAATAACCGCTATTGTTGAAAGCAAAATAGATGAGGTGATAGAATAATTAGATTTCAATAGTTTAATTAACATAAAAAAAAGGAGGTTCAAAAGACCTCCTTTTTGTTTTTGTCAAAAATGGAAATATTTATTAAGTATAAAAAACTGATTGTTAAAATGTCATTAAATAAAACTTTTTAACAATTGGTAATATTTATTATAAAAATAAAAAACGCAAAATGGCAAAAGAAAAATCATTAGTAGAAGAAGCAATCATCCAAATGAAAAATTTGGAGGAGGCGGTTGCCGAGAATGCAAAAGGAATACTTGCATCAACAATGAAGCAAGAAATCAAAGATTTAGTAAAAGAATCTCTATCTGAACAAGATGATGAAGAGGTTGACACAGAGGTTGAAGTGGAAGACGACGCAGACATTGATATGGAAGCGGATGACGACATGGAGACTGATAACGACTTAGGTGACGAAGACATGGATGACGAAGAGATGGACATGAATATGGACATGGATTCTGAAGATGTAATCGACCTTACAGGACAACCTAGCTCTGAAGTTCTTAAAGTGTTTCAATTACTTGGACCTGAAGACCAAATAGTGGTTACAAAAGGCCCTAATGGGAATATAAACTTAAAAGATAACGAAACAAACAAAGAATATATGATAGTAGGTGAAAATATCGAAGAGGACGATGACTTCCTTAATGAGTATTCTGATTCAGATGACTTCATGAATGAAGACGATGAAATGGAAGATTGGTCAACAGAAGAAATGGATGAAGAAGAATCAATTGACGCTCTTGTTGAAAGAGTATTTGGTGATGATTCTGAAGAAGAAGCTGAATTTGACTATGACTCTGATTCTATGGGTGGATTCGGATTAGATGAAGACATGGATATGATGGGTGACTCAGGAGTTGACCAATTAGGAGAGGACGATGATAACATCGTTTACGAAATTGAGTTTAACGATGAGGACGAAGACGATTTTGACGAAGAAGAGTTTGAATTTGACATTGATGAGGATATGGAAGAACCTGTAATGGAAGGTAAAAAAATGGCTCGTAAAGCACCTGGAGTTGGAATGGGTAAACCTAAATTTTCTTATGATAGCAAACCTAACCAAGATTTACCAACTAAAAAACAAAAACATGGTGGTAAAGGAATTGGTTTTGGAAGTGCTAAAAAAGCGACCAAGTTTGACGCTGACAAAGATAATGGTCAAATGGATGGTGAATTTAGAGTTAAACCTAAAAAAGTAGAAGCGAAAGAAGCATCACGTACTTATGGTAATGGTTCTAAATCAGGTAGAGGTTTAAGAAAAGGAATCACACCTAATAGAAACTTAACATTTGAAAGCGTTGATGGAAGAGAAATACAAGTACTTAGAGAAAAGAATGAAGAATACAGAAAAGCTTTAAACATCTTCAGAAATAAATTGAATGAGGTTGCGGTATTCAACTCAAACTTAGCATACGCTACACGTTTGTTCACTGAACACTCAACATCTAAACAAGAAAAAATCAATATTTTAAGAAGATTTGATTCTGTAGAAACTATTAAAGAGTCTAAGAATTTATATCATCAAGTTAAGGACGAGTTATCTTCATCGTCAAATCAATCATCAATTAACGAATCTTTTGAACGTGTTATTGAAAAAGCACCTTCTACAGGTTCAGCGGTTAATTTGATTGAATCTAAGACGTATGAGAATCCTCAGTTCTTAAGAATGAAAGACTTAATGTCAAAATTAAGATAATAAAAATAAAATAAACAAAAAAAAATAAAAAACCAAAAAAATGGGAGCATTATTAGAATCAGGTCTTGTTGGTAACATTGGTCTTAAGCACCTTAAAGTTATCAAAGAAGATACAATTAACAAATGGGATAGATTAGGATTCCTAGAAGGTCTTAAAGGACATTTAAAAGAGAACGTAGCTCAGTTATATGAGAACCAAGCGTCTCACCTAATTAATGAGGCAACTTCTGACGGTTCATCAGGTTCTTTCGAAACTGTAGTATTTCCAATCGTTAGACGTGTATTCTCTAAATTATTAGCAAACGATATCGTATCTGTACAAGCTATGAACTTACCTATCGGTAAATTGTTCTACTTCGTACCTAAAATTCAAGGTTACAAAAACGGTGACTATGACCCATCAACTTTTGAAGGTGAGTCAGGAGAACACTACGGTCCTGTTGGAGCACAAGGTGGTTTAACTGCTGACGAAGCTAAAGCTGGTCAAGGTTACATTACAGGTACAGGTTCATACAATCCTACTTACAAGAAAAGTCTTTACGATTTATTCTATGAAGGTAACGAAGGTCAATTAGACCCTCCAGGATTATTTGACTATTCTAAAGGTCAGTGGTCAGCAGTTACTGTTGGAACTGAGGCTCAAGTTTGGAGTAACGGTAAGTTAGATGTTGCTGACGGAGCGTTAGACGGATTGAACGTAAGAAAAATTATCGTTTCTATGTGTGGTTTTGCTGATTTAGGAAGTGGTAAATTAATCGGACCTGACGGTAACGAATACGATACTGAAAGTTTCTTGGCCGATTTAAGAATCTTCGCTAACACTGTAGCACCTTTCTCAGGTACAAATCAGTGTTCTAATACTCACCAACTTGACGCTAACGGTGATTTAGACCCTGCTAAACCAAACTCATTATTGTTCAGAGTTGTTACTCAACAATATGGTCAAGGTATCGTAAGCGGACTTAACACAAGAACTAACGCACCATGGCCGACTCAAGGTAACGGTGGTAACTTTAATGATATTTGTTCACCTAATGGTTGTATCTATTTAGAAGTTGACTTGTCTTGTCCTGTATGTGCTAACTGTAACGCAACATCTTTAGATGGTTACACAGGTACTACATTAGGTACTTTACCTGATAACGCGTTTACTGCGGTATTCAGACGTTACAAAGAACTTGAATTCGAAGACAAAATTGGTGAGGTTTCTTTCGACCTTGACTCAGTTACTGTGTCTGTTACAGAAAGAAAATTAAGAGCACAATGGTCACCTGAATTGGCTCAAGACGTTGCAGCATTCCACAATATTGATGCTGAAGCTGAATTAACAGCTTTATTGTCTGAACAAGTTGCGGCAGAGATTGATAGAGAAATCTTGAGAGATTTGAGAAAAGGGGCAGCTTGGAACTTACGTTGGGATTACAACGGATGGAGAAGACTACAATTAACTACATCTTACACTCAAAAAGATTGGAATCAAACTTTGATTACAGCAATCAATCAATTGTCAGCTCAAATTCACAAATCAACTTTGAGAGGTGGTGCTAACTGGATTATTGTTTCTTCTGAAATTTCAGCAATCTTTGACGATTTAGAATACTTCCACGTATCTAACGCGTCTCCTGAGCAAGACCAATACAACATGGGTATTGAAAGAGTTGGTACATTAGCTGGTCGTTACCA